GTTTCCCAGTCACGATCGGGAGGTAGCCAAAATGTTCCCTCAAGACCATTGAGTTTAAGAAAAAACGCCACCCATGGCTTGGATTGGGGCACAGTCATAGGCGCAAGATTAACCATCACTGAATGACGTTTGCCGCCCCAATCATACACCTTGCGCTTGAATGAGAATGGCGACTCACTTGAGGTGACAGAAGATTCGTGTTTCCAGTCGATTGACCGGATTCCGCCCTCTGATGGGATTAATAATGGAAATGTGATCGGCATCTAGTCCTTAAAAAAATCTATGATCTTTATCCCCAATGCTCCGAGTATCGCGAAGAGTGCAGCAAAGAAGGCTCCAACCTTGGTTCGATCCTTTTTAAGAGATCGAATATCATTCTCGTTTTCTTCAACCCTTTCGCCGAGCCCTTTGGAATGAGTTGCCTCATCGCCAGCGACAGCTCGCCATGTGCGCTCCACCTTGTCCTCAAGGTTTTCAAGTTTATCGAGAATCTTTGATGTTTCAGATGAACTCATGATTGAATTGCCCTCCTAAAATCACCTCCACGATCTACGAGATCCACGAGAACCTTGAGGTGTTGCTGACCATATTCATTAAGCATTTCCGCAATCTCTTGCGGGCCCATGCCCCTTTCAAAATGGTTTTCCTGATTCAGAACAAATTTGATCACCTTCTCATTGATCGTGGTTGAAGGGGCATTTGATTGAGCTGTTGGCCCTGTAGAGCGAACTGACATGGCAGGACTCTGAACTTTCTTCAGAAGTGCCTTTGTGATGTTGTTGGGAATGACAGTGCCAGCGTTGTCAGGGATGAAGAGTTCCGGACCTTTCTCGCCAACGATGGATGGCATCCCAACTTCAGGGCGTCCACCTGATGCAAACCCTGGAAGGATGCTTTTGAGCCCAGTAAATATTCCACCTAGCAATCCCCCGCTTCCGGTTCCTCCTAAACCATCACCAATCAAAGCCCTTCTCAGATGGATTTTTGCAAGATCCTTAACGATTGAGTTGGCAAAATCTTTGAAACTAAACTTTCCATGCTCAACCAAAGTATCAATTGAGTGTTCTATATTTCGATTCACTGCAGCCCATTGATCCTGAACATGGTTCAAGTGGCTCTGTATTTGTTCTTCGGTTTTCTGGAGTTTCTTAGCCGCCTCTTCAGATGCGTCAGCAAACTGATCTTGCCCAATTTTCCCTGCGCTCAGATCTTCACGAAGTTTTTTGATGGTTTGGCGGTATCGCTCAGTTGCCTTCCGAACTGCCTCAACAGGCCGCCTGGTTAAATCATACTTACGCGCTGTATCAGCAATGGCTCGATTGTATGTTTCCTGCGTGATCAGACCTCGATCGAGCAGGTCATTGAGGCGTGCGATTTCAGAATGGTAGAGCTCCGTGCTCGTACGGGTAGAGTTAAATACTTGCTCGGCTTCCCTGACACTTTCCTTGGCTCGGTTCAAACCTTGAGTGAATTGATCTAAACTGATTACTCCTTCCCGGAACTCTAACGCAAGCAGATCGTATTCTCTCCTGAATCCTTCCAGGGCTTGTGCCGGAGCGTTTCGAATGCTTTCTAGGGATTTATCGATAGAAAACTGAATGGGTATTTCAAAACTCAATGCATTTGACTGAATATCGTTCCGGGTCTGTTCAATCTGGTTTAGCAACTGATCCGAACCAGCCTTCACTTTTTGGATCCATTCGGTAACCCTTAATCCAGGCATCCCGGCGTCAACAAGATCTTCGAACTCCTTGACCATGTCTTGGCCGAAGATCTTGAAGGTATCGCGCCACATGGCCAATGAACCTTCTGTGGCTTTACTCGTGGCGTTTCTCCATGCGGTTCCGGCATTGTCTACAATATTAACAAATGTAGGGCGAAGCTTTTCGAGCTCAGCTTTGACATCTTTCCTTTGGTTTCCAAGGGCTTTTTTAATGGTGAGCGTTTGCTCGTTAATTTTAATCCTGGCAGCGTCACTATCAAAAGGAATACCGATGGCATCAGCGACATCTTGGAAGGTATCCAGGATGGTTAGTCTTGCAGTGCTTAACTTACTTACCAGAAAGTTTACAAACTCTAGAGCGGCTTCCTTGGCTTTTAGAAATCCATGCCTTGCGATCGTTCCGATGTTTGGGAACACCACTTTAGCTACAGCTAGAATACCGGAAAATAGTTTCCTTAAACCTTCGGCAAGGTTGAATATATTAAAGCCAATAGCTCCGATCGCACCGCCAAATGCAGCAACCGCACCCTTGCCTATATGAACAATGTTATCAATGGCTGTGGCGATTCCACCCACAAACTCCATGGAATTAGCGACAGATTTACCGACAAGATTCCCGGACTTAGCCATGTCGAGCATCTTGTTGGAAACATTTTCAATTAAGGGGGCGAGCTCAACAGCAAGTCGGTTTGAAATTCCAGTAAATGCTTGCCCTAGTTTGAGCATTGCGTCATTGGCACGTTCAACCTTTGCGGCATCAATTCGAGATATGGAGACTCCAAGCGCGTCCAATTCTTTCCTCGCATTCTCAAGGCCTTCACGACCAAGCCGAAGCGTATTGACCAAGGCAACCCCTTCTGAGTCGAACAGCTTTTGAGTAAGCCTGACTTGATCACCAGAGTTCTTCACCTGCTTCATCGCGTCCGAAATAGCAAGGAACTGCTGGTCAATGGACAGCGCATTCAATTTCACAGCCTCAAGACCTAGTTCCCTGATGGCATTTTGAGCTTCCCCGGATCCTTGAGCTGCTTCAGAGATTCTGCGCGTCATGCGCTGAATCCCCATATCAAGAGTGGTAGCACTCGTGCCTGTAAGTTCAGCAGCATGCCGAAATGCTTGAAGGCTTTCAGTTGCGATGTTGAGTTTATCCGAGGTCTTGGCGAGATCGTCCACCGCTTTCAGACCTTTGACGGTAGCTGCAGTAAGAGCAGTGGTTGCGACTGCAAAAGATGAAGTTGCTATTTTGGCAATATCCTTTGCAGCAGCAGCGAATTCCTTTTTGGAATTTCGCATCGCCTTGCGTATGTCCCCGCGCAGGTGCTTTGAAGCAGCCCGCAGGTCCATAAATACTGTGCCAATCTTAACTCCCATTACTCTTGTTGGTAAAAGCTGCCCACATAAACAGCTTGGCTCTTAATGCGTCATCAGACTCGACCAATGCTTCTGATTGAGATTCTCCTTCATAATCAACCATGAAGTCCTCAGGATTCACTTTGACTCCTTGGGCTCCGTAAATAGCTGATCCAAGTTTTGCTATCCTTGCATCCTGAAGTTTTTGCTCAGCGATCCAGTTCTTCTTTTCATCGGCTGCTATCGCCGCCAATTCGGTGGGTGTGAGAGAATCGAAGACACCCCAAGGAACTCCGAACTCCCGCGCCGCCCGTGCCTGCAGTGTGAGCAGAAAATCATTCACTTACTTTGGCGCGATTTGCACCGAAGGATTTCTCTACTGCCTCCACTACTTCAGCCAAAGTGACGTAACCGGAAGCTTCCTCTGCTTCTTTTTCAGACACACCGGGTCCTGAATGTCTGAATGCAGCCTGCGCCATACGCTGGAAGTTTTCCGATTTGATCTCGTCCTTTTCAGCTTCGCCATCTTCATTCATCAAATCGATGTCGAGCACTTCTTTGATCTCCTTCAAGGCTCCGAAGGAGAACTTCATTTTTAAATCTTTCACGTCACTCATAGTTTAGTTTTTGATTAAGGTGTGGTGGTATCGTCAGGTGCAGGTGTCACATCCCCGTCAACTTCGAAGGTGATTTCTGCAACCTGCATTCCTTCAATTTCCCAGGCTCCTAATTTGAAGGAGCTGATAAACCCGGTGAATGTGAAGGATGCTTTCTTGGTTCCCAAACCATTTGATTTAACAGTAAACACCCAAGTTGGATCTGCACTGTGAGGCGTGGCTGCCTGAACATCGGTCAGAAGTAGCGCGATGTGATCTGCATCTTGCGGATCGTAGGCAATGCGAACTGTTAAAGGTTCGACATTTCGCACACCCTTCAATTTTCTGCGGACAGCGTCCGCGTGCGTTGTCGAATCAGTGGTTGGACGAGTGAAATCAAGTTCCCCGATGGAAATCAGATTCCCAATCTCGTTTGCAGAAGCAATACTCGTTTTGTAGAGCTTTGCTCCAAATGTTCCAATTTTGTCTGGCATAATGTTTCCTAGTTGTTGGTTAAAAGAGCAGTGAAATCGATCACCTGTTCATTGGATTTTGTATCTTTTCGGTAAAAATGGGCACCACCCTCACGAAGGATGTGCCCGAAAGTAGTATCGCCTTGGACGCCGGAGAACCCATGGAGTGCATCAACAATCAAATCATGAAGCTGGAGACCTTGATTGCGTCCTTTAGTATGAATATGGATTGAGAATTCAAAGTTCTCCGCCTTGATCGATCCATCATGTGTATCAAGTCCATTGGAGTTCGGGCTTTCATCCACAATTATAATGTATGGGAACCCCATATCATCATGATCTCCGCCAGCATGAAACACGTTTTCCCCAACGTTGCCTTCAGATGCAACTGCAGACACAACCATGACATTGAGATCCTTCATTGCGTTGAATAATCCGGAAGCCATAGTTTAGAAACCCTTCTCCTTGAATTTTCCAATGAGTTTATCAACGCTGAAACCAATCTCCCTTTGATAGATTCGGATAGTCTCTTGAGCCGATTCTTCAAAGGCATTTTCAAGGATATGATTCCCCTCAACATTCCCGCCTCTGAAGTGAGTAAAGCCAAACTCAATAAGGTGAGCTATATTTGCAGGAATGTGCGTTCCACCATAAGCTTCAGCGGTCACTCGCTTATCCGGGCCGATGTAGACGACTACCTGATTCTTTCGAACCAGAGTCTTGGTTTTTCGCCTTAAAGATTTACGCAGAGTTCCTGTTTTCTCGATGATGCGAGCATGACGTTTGGACGCCTTGAGCATTGGTTTAGCCGCTTTATTTGCCGCATCACGCATAGCACCGCGCTCGATCTTACCCGCCACCCAATTCATACGATCGTGAACCTCGTTCAAATTCTTAAATATGACTTTTACACTAGGCATTTTCGGAGCTTCGGCGTTTTGCGTATATTTCAAGTTTCCTCGGTCGTCCTCCTGGTATCTTCAAGACCTCCAGGATGTCGTAATTATCGGTTCCTATTTCTATGCGATCTTTACTTGCAAGATCCTCCACGCTGCTTGAGTAACGGATTGTGAATTTAGTGTCCGTATCGTTTGCGATCTGCTGGGCTTGCTCAAATTCTCGACCTTTGACTTCGCGCTTCTCAGCCCAAACGGTGGCAATGGTGGTCTTGGTTTCTGTGCGCTCGCCTTCACTCTTCTCGTGACCAATTCTGATCAGAGTAATTCGAGTGTCTAAGCGCCCAGCATTCATGCTATTTCAATATTTCGTTGATGATTGAATTAACTGTGTTCCAGGATCCATCGGCACGCTGTCGAATCTTTAAATTGGATTTGATTTGTTGATCGGCTTCCTCCCCACCTGGTTCTTTCCTCAAGGCTGTGCGAAATTCACTCGCAGCCTGAACCCCAGCAACGGCGGCTTTTTTGTATTTACGGCCCATTAGATGCGCACCGAATCCCAAAGCTGTAATAATGGCTGTGGACACGGGTCCAGCCCACGGCACAGGCGCGACATCGCCAGCCATGGCAATCCCTTTCTCAAGGGAAGGTTTGAGAACCCATTCATTTGTAGAGACAGAAGTGAGTTGGACGGGCTGAATTTCTTGAACGATGTTGGTTTTCTTCGTGCCATCGGTCAATTCAATGACTTCATCCAGCTTCACGACTACATTGGTTGTAAAAGTGTTAGTCTCTACAACGGGGTCATACAGAGTATGTCCGATTTTTTCGGCAAACCTGCAACCTATCAACGCAGGAATAAGGGCAATGATAAAAACGAGCTTCTTCATGAGTAATAAAATCGATAAGGGTTCAATAAATGTTGCATGCCTAAGGGCAATTCTTTGGGATCGTTTCCTTGTGGTGAAACCACTGCTTCACGCATTTCATACCAGTGCCCCACCATCAACAGGATAGCGTGCTTAATAGCTGCAGGAACATTTGAGGCTTGGGTTCCATAGCCTGATTTGTAAGTCACACGTAAAGGGTTCTCGTAGGTGGCATCATATCCAGGAATAACCTTAAATTTGACGTTACCTGGTTCGCCATAAGTGTTGACCTCGTAATCTGAAGT